GAAGTGGATCAGTGATATCATATCCCTTCTCCTTCATTACATCAAGTATTGAGTTGGTATATTCAAGAGCAAAGAATGATGCCGACATACCTGCCCTAACACCGTAACCTAATCCAGTTGCTGCACCAGCCACTGCCCCGGGAGCACCACCTCCAGACCCGCCTATAGCTGCACCAGTCGCCACACTTGTCCCAACAATTGATGGTATAATATAACTACCGTATGGAAGTATCTGAGTGAATGAGGAAGCTGTAAAAGTGGCTATGGCCTCTAGTGGATCTGACATTAAAGTCTTTAAAAATTCACCATCCTTAGATAGGTTTAGTCTTGTAAGTACACGAGACTGCTTCCCACTTAAGTTACTAGATGCCTCTGCAATCTTTGCAGCTATATCCTTTCTGTCTGAATTTATGTCAACATCTTTTATACCAAGCGTTGTTAATAAGATTTGCTCAGCAGCCTTACCATTTTGCCAAGCATCTTTTAAAGCTGTATTAAATCCTGAAATATTTTCTTCGTACTCTTCAGTAGCAATCTTGTTCCACTTGGCATCGTAGTATGTCTTCGCAACCTCAAACTTATTGGCTGCATCTTTTCCTACAGCTATCAACTCCTTCGTTTTAAGAACTAAATCGTTTATTGTTTTTGCATCCTCACTTGTCTTTGGTACTATTGTGTTTATCTTTTCTATAGGAACACCGTACAAATTCATGGACATAAGATTGACCTGCTGAAGTTCAGAGTTCACCTCATTGTTTTGTTTGATAGCCTGAGCCTGAATCTCCTTTTGTTTCTTGTCTAGTACAAGATCAAACTCTTCACGTGTCTTCTGAATTGGACCATCATTTATACCAAGGAACTCAACATCGTACACCTGTTCTAGTAGTTGATCCTTCTGAGCTATAGTTTTTTCTAGTCTTCCTTCAATCTCTTTCTCACTATAAAGTGGTCTCCCATCTTTAGCAAAGTACTGAGGGTATTTTAATTTTTCTTCTGGAGTAATTGCATCTCTGTCAAGAACTTTTTCAAGCAACTCAACCTCATCCTGTAGCGCATTATAGTTCTCAAACTTTTTCTTCTCTGTGTAGTAGTCAAGACCTTTAGCTTTGTATAACCTTTGTCCCTCTATGTCAAATGCATTTACATTCTTCCAGTCCCCCTCAGCAAATTTCTGAGCATCAGCTTCATTGTCAAACTCAAAGACTTCACCACGAGATCTAGCCTCTTTAAGGGCTTCATCAAATGGAAGGTCTAACCAATCTTTTTTATCTGAGCTATAATCTAAAGGGTTCTTTGGGAACAACGTAGGTATTACAAAGTGCTTACCATCCTGTTCAAATGAAGTAAACTTTACAGTAGACTCAGTGCCATCATCGTTCTTCATACCAAAGTCACGTAAGCTTTGAGCTCTTACTGACTTGGTTATATAGTCCTCATCCTTATAATTATAAGTTGGTTGAGAATTAGTAGATATAAATTTTCTAAGCTTCTCTGATTCTTCTATCTCTGTAGATTCAAGGAATGGATCTAAGTCAATCTCAATGAAATTTTTACCATCGATAGTACGTGCTATTACAGCATCACCTGCACCAGTGGGCTCAAAGTGAAAGCCAAACTTAGCGAAGTTCTTATTTAAAAAGTCTGTTACTTCAGTCTCTTCTTTACCTATTAGGTCCTTATTAATTTCTGTAATAATAGATCCAAGCTCTGGGTTCTGAAGAGCAAGAAGATTTTGCTGCTTGAACAGTTCTTTTTGTTCAGCCTCCTTAAGTTTCTCTAGATTCTGAGCCTCGTTCTTAAGCCTCTCAGTCTCTCTTATATACTTTTTGTTTTCTTGTACCTCAAGAGTTTGAGTCTTGGGCAGTCTGGATACAGTAGTAACATCCTGAGAAACGACAGGTCTTTCCTCTCTAGGCTTCTTATTTAATAACTCTTGATCAGCTTGAACAGCAAGACCACTAAAGTCTCTATCCTCAGGTCTTTGAAACTGTGGCTGCTCCTGATTTATCTGTCCAGTTCTGGGGTCAAATCTCCCAGAGTCCGAAGAACCAAGTCCCGAAGACGATTCCGTATCGCCTTTTTTTTTAAAAGGAACTACAGGCTGTGAAGACTGAGGTTTAAAAGAACTGTCTACACTAGTAACCCAGTCAGTTAATCTACCTGCATAGTCCTGATCCTGCATCTTGTTTCTGAATAAATCAAAAGAAACTTTCTGCTGGTAGGAAGGATCATTTTTTACTACTGTTCCGTATAGGTCTTGTAAATATTTCTCGTCCATTTTATATTAGTTAACTGGGGCTGCTAATTTCTGTGCTCTAGATTGAGTCAACCTTGCGGTTACCCAGTCAATAAGTTTTTGTCTATCCTCTGGGGTTCTACTATTTATTTCTAAAGGAACTGGTTCCCCTGGAAGAGATACCTCAATGTCATTAGCAAGACTATTCATTCCTGTAGCTAAATTTGTTACAGTAAATCCAGCCTTGCCTAATATTTTTTGAAGGGCAGGAGCTGTAACTCCTGAACTCTGAGCAAATAGTGACTCAGTAATTCCTGATTCCAATGTCTTGGTGGCATCTGGTATGAAGTCTTGCTCACCTTGGAATGTGGCTCCAATTTGAGTACCCCATGTGTTGGTTCCAGAAGTAATGTCAAAGAAGTTTCTTCCAGATGATGCTTGTTGTAGCTTTCTCTTGTCAGTCTCTCCTGTTACTTGAGCACCCATTGCAGCCCATGCATCTGGGGATACAGCTGCACCATTAGCAAATCTAAATATAACTGGCTTTGTTGTAAACGCAGGGTCTTCATTTATGAATGAAATTGTTTCATTCCCTGCATCATCTTTATCAAACTTAATGTCAATAACACCATTATCTATGGATGATTGAGTAGCTAGCAATGCATTCTTAGCAGTCAACTTATCCATAACATTACCAGAAGAATAAACATCCATCCATAGTGATACAGCGTTTGCCTGATTTTTAGGAGGAGTGCTAGGTGGTACTACTTGACGTTGCTGAAGAGTATATGGTTTTAACTGAGTTTCATATGCAACCTTTTGAATAGATATTCCTCTCAAGAAATCTGCTGCAACAGCTTTTTGCTCATCCGTAAAAACTGGTGTTATTAATTTTGATGATGGGTCCTGCTCTAAAAATATAACATTCCCTCCAGATTTATCGGTATAAGAGAACTCATATCCTCCAATATCATTAGTAAGGATTGAACTTATATTGTACGGATTTTGAAGGTATGCATTAACCTTTTTCTTAAGTATCTCTTTAGCTTCTGGTCTTGCTAACGCATCTTCAGTAGTGGTAATAATTCCATTTAAATTGTCAGCTTCTTTTACTGCTGTGATATATTTTGCAAACCCACCTGAAATCTCATCTGATGATTTGTTTGTATCAAAGTAATCAAACTTAGAATTAATCATACCGCTCAAATAATCAACGGTCTGAACATTGTCAGTAAGTTTCATGACCCCTTTATTATCAGGGTCTGGCTCCATGATGCCAATACTGATTGAAAAATCTGTTGGGTTAATTAATGGTTTTGATTTTGAAAAGTTAGCAAACCCCTCAGCTGTCTCCATAAAAAAGGTTTCTAACATCTGAGATCTAGTTGCAGGATCTGCGCTCTGAGCCCTCTCCATCTTCGTCTTATACTGTGCTTGGTATTCTTTAGCAAGATTAAATAACTTGGTAGTACCATCACTTATATTTTGTCTCATCACAGTGTAGTCTTTTACACTAAGACCACCGGACTTAAGTAGTCGGTCCTGAAGTAATCTTGCTGATTGTGCATCACTAGCAAATCCTAATGTCCAGGCATTAGCTCCTCCATGCTCTCCTGTTGGAGCATTAGATAGCTTCTCTCCATATTCCCTTGATGCCTTGTCAATAGCCTCTTTCTTCTCCTCTCGGATATTGGTTTCGGTCTTGAGCATTTCGGTAATGTCCTTACCGATCTCTGCCCAGTTTACAAAACTATCAGCCTGCCTCTCAGCATATTTGTAGTAGGTTGCCATTATTATTTAGGGTATTTCTTTTGTAAAAATTGACTAAATGGATCATATAATGACTGACCAAATTGCTTGCCTTGACTAGCAAAGTAATCTTGAAATGCAGGAGAAGTCATGAGTCCTTGAATAGGTTTTCCAGCAGCATCCACACCTGTAGCCGTATACCCCACACCTGCCAATTGACCAAAGTCTGAATTACTTTTTCCAAACTCAACCAACTCATTCTGAAGTTTATCCTGACTAAGATTATACTTACTAGCCAAACCCTTTAACTTATCGTACTGTCTCATACCTTGAGACTTATCAAACAAAGGAGCTGCCTCGTATAGCTGTTGAGCTCCTGACTGCAATGATTGAAACCCTTGGGCAGTAGATGCAGCAGCTGCCTGCTGAGCATCTCTAGCAGCAAGCTGAGCCCCTTCAGCAGCCTGTAAATCTAGGTTAGCTAAAGCCCCAGCAATTCTAGAATCTTCAGCAGCAACTAACTTATTAAGACCCATTAGATCCTCAGCCATTGATGCTCTAACTTGTTCTTGACCTTGTAGTCCAGCTGCATAAATTTGACCAGCCGCAGCACCTACGCCACGCCCTTCTCCCTGTTGAGCTGCTCTAGTTAAATCTGCTGCTGTACTTTTTATTTGTCTACTAGCCATTTCATAAGCTCCGGTTTCTATCCCTAGCTGTTCATAGTAGTTTACATTTATTTTCTTCTTAGCCTCAGTTAGAGATTTCATAGCTGCATCATTAGCCGCTGCCTGTTGGTCTTGAAACTTTTTAACATTTCTAAAAGATGCTCCAGCACTTCCTACAGCTGTGGCTAGACCGACACCTGATGCGATTGTTCCTGCTGTTATTGCTGTTCCTGCGATTGCGGCTGACGTTATTATTGCCATATTATAATACTTTTATCATTTCCCCTGTATATGAATCTCCCTTGATGTACCCAAAACTTTCATAGGTACCGACAAGGTTCTTGTTCTTTATTAAGGCATACACATATTTATGCCCACTGTTTTTGCAAATGTTAGTAAGGGTGTATATCAATAAATCTATACACTCTTTTCTTGTTGGCTTTGTCCTATACGTCTTACTAGATACTATCCAATCTACCCATGCAACGCTTGAGTTAGTGGTGTACATGTAGCCAGCACAAACTGGTTCATCACCATCGAATACAATAAGACCACCAGTACCATTCTCAGGTAAGAAGTCTCTCTGAGGTGCAACCCAAGCCCAGTCATTCCACCATTTTACTAGGATGTCATCGTAGTCGCTTTCATTTAGTTGTCTTACTAAGATTCCCATGAATGCAAATTTAAGGATAACTTTTCATTACTTCTGACTCCACTGCAAATAGCTCAACCTTGGTAGTGCTATTGTTCTCTAGTGTAAATATACAATAATGTCCTAGTACCCCGTGCGATTCTGCTACCGATCCCTTAATATACATAAAGAATGGGGTAGTTATTGGAGGTATACCACCCCCGGATATTGACGCATTCACAACTATCCTATTGATACTCGCTGGGTAGTCCACTACAATGCTTGTAATCTGACCACACAATATCGGTGTGCTGTAAGTAGGAGGCAGGCTATAGTACAAGTAGTCCCCTACACTTACTATGCTTCCAATCTCTGTTAGGTCTGGACTAATAGGAAACGATACCTGTAGTGTTGCTGCTGCACCAGTTACGTTCTGACTTAAGCCAATCCCATTCACTGATCTAAGCGCATACTCTGATGGCTGAGCTGGTACCGTACCAGCGTTTCTAACGAATGCAAAGAAAGACCCTTCCTTTTTTTCATACCAAGCAGACTGAATAAATCCTGAGGTCTGAATATCTGTCTCCATCAATGTTCCCCAACTTTCATTTCCTTCTAGATTTAAGGTCTTAAATATCTTGTTCTCAAGAGGGGATTGATTGAACACGCTTTTTAATATAGATGTGTACTGAGTACCATAGAAGTTGTTTCTGGTCTCATTCACATTGTGACGAAACAAGTTACCTCCCTTAAACGTGTAGAAGTAGTTGTTCATCCCAAGCATGTAGTCAGGAATGAAGGAGTAGAATGAAGGCCACCCCTGTGCTGATTCGCTGTATGATAATGTATAGTTTGCCATAGTTATTAAGGACAAGTTCCAAATGCAATAATTACGCCATTAAAATCTACTTGATACCAGTTGTTAGCACCAGCAGCTGTGGTCTTGTAGTATCCTGAGCCTAGTTTAAACTGACCGTTAGCATCAGTAAATACTAGGTCATATAGACCAAGGACTCCAGCAGCTCCTGTTACATAAGCTACATAGTATGATGTAGTTATAGTTGCAGCACAGGCAGATGTACTATCTCCATTACCAGTGCTAGATGCAAATGATGGCAATGCAACTGGGCATGTGATATCTATGGTAAATCCTGTATCTCCGCAAACACCAATGAATTCAAGGTTCAACAGAGATGGACTAGCTGTAATTTTTGGGATAACCATTACAGTATTACCCGGAGGTAACGCAGTAAGTTCAAGTTGACCTGCCGACACTGGAACACTAGTGGTTGTACCTAAAGAAACAAAAGAACTTCCATTATACTCAAACTCATTAAGAGTATATGGAGAGCCTGCAACTATACCACAGTCATCCCCAATGGCACCAATATAAGTAGGGTCACCAATTACACCTTGAAGCCAGCCGTATAGTGGTGAAGATACACCGTTATAGTTTACGCTATTGTATGTAGCCAGTATGCCATCTGGCACAGAAATAGGGTTAAATCTAACAACAATAGCCCCTATGTCTGTACCCACATTTGTTTCAAGATAATATACACCCTGAGTTCCACTACCATTTATTTCACCACCACAAGGGACAGCACAACTACCAAATGCAATAATCACTCCATTAGCATCCACCTGATACCATTCATTAGCTCCTGCATCATTAGTCTTGTAGTATCCTGCTGCCAACTTAGACTGACCATTAACATCACTGAACACCAAGTCGTGCAATCCTAACGTACCACCAGATCCATTAACGTGAGCCACGTAGTATGTTGTAGTTATAGTTGCGGCACAAGCCAATACGCTAGTTGCACGCATTGTGCTTGAGTCAAACGATGGTAGTGCAGCAGGACAGGTTACTGAAACATCAAAAACAGTTCCTGAGCATGGCCCAATAAAACTAAGATTTAATATAGATGGACTAGCAGCCGTCTTTGGTATCACCATCAATGTGTTACCAGGTTGCAATACTGTCAAATCCAATTGCCCTGACAATACAGTTACAGATGTAGTTGTTCCCAGAGAAATAAAATCAGTTCCATCGTATTGAAACTCATTAAGAGTATAAGGTGAACCTGCGACTATACCACAGTCAGATGCTGCTTCCCCAATATAGGTAGGAAGACCAGCACTTCCTTGAAGCCAACCATATGTTGGTGAAGACACTCCATTGTATACAACGCTATTATAAACAGCCTTAATACCATCAGGCACGAACACAGGATCAAACTCAATTAATACAGCTCCTGTAGGAGTACCAAGGTCTACATTTAAATAGTATATACCCTGAACTCCACTCTCGCTTATTGTACCCCCACAAGGAACAGCACAGGCAGGACAAGCTTGCTGAGGCAATAGTACTCCAGAAATCTGTTGTCTAACAATAGACCCCTCAGAATAGAATCCGTTTGCAGCTACTGTAGTTAGCGCAGCATTTGAGTATACCACCGTAGCAGTACTAAGTGATGGGGCATCTAAATAAAATGTTCCTGATGTTGCCATATTAAATTATTTATGCACAGCCGCAGCATGCAGCTAGAGTATTTGTATTGGAGTAGCAAAGAGTTATAGGTGCTGAGTTTCTATAGTCCCAAATTAAATAAAGATATTGTCCACTACTAGGCACAATAAAAGACCCTGAGAATAACCCAGCACTTCCAGTTATTGGACTAACCACCGTAGATGCTGCTATTAAATTTGAAATGCCTACAGAAGTATTTGGATACAATGTATTGCTGCGAAGATATCTAAACTTGTCTTGGCCTAATACAAAATCAAATGTATCAAAGTTAATCTTGTTTGATATGATCTGTAAGCTAGATCCAGCGGTTGGTATACCAGCTGATCCCATTGCACCTGTAACTTGAGCATATTGAGAAACTATAGGGCTCGTGCTTCCTGTAGCAAATGTAATAAGATTTGACTGCAATGGTGATACAAAAGGTGCGGCAGTATATCTATACTGATTGTGTATGAACTTGCCTGCATCTACTACACTAGTAAGAGTTACACTTACAATAGTAAGCGACTCCTGAGCAGGACAGCTAGGCGTTACAGTTATCTCTAATGGATTGGATGCGGTTATTACAACTGTACTTTCGTTAACAGAGTTAGAACTCTTATTAAACTGCAATGACCCTGATGTAGTTACAGCACCAGATGTCTGAGTGACACCATTGTAAGTTACTGATACAGTAAACGATGCAGTAGATCCAGCAGGAACACTATAAGTCAATGTCGTAAGTCCAACAGCTTGGCCTAAGTCAACACAATAAGTTTGTGTATTCCCTGTAGCTATAGTAAATGTCTGAGCAACACCACATGACAAGCAGTCAACTGGGACAGGCAACTCAATAGAGTTAGTGGTTAACACGTATTCATTTAGATACGGATCATATCCACCTAGCTTCTGAGTATTGAATGAATCAATGAACTCATCTCTAAACCAAGTCCTCATACCCATCTCAGAGATTACAGCAAGGTCATTACCTCTTAACTGAAGGACAGCCCCACGCTTTACGTCAGTAAAGAATCTATCGTATCCCCACTGCACATAACTCTCTGGATGAAAGCTAATTCCAAACTCTTCTGTCCTAGCAATTTGAGTACCTAATATTTCTGGCACAGATGCAATTGCTCCTCCACCTGTAGAGTCTGATATTAAATTCTTACTAGATAATACGTACGAAATTTTATCCTCTTGAAGAACAAGAATGTCAGTCTCACGCCCATCTAATATATATATTGGACCAAATGCAACCTCTAAGTACTTGTAGTTGAACAGGCCAAGATTAAACTCATTAAGCTTATTAACATTAGACTCAAAGTTATACACCCCACTATAGGTAATATCCGCAAATCTCCTTGTTCTTTTGTAGTCTTGAGCGGCTACTGCCGTAACCCTATTGCCAAATGTTAAAGGTCTTCCAATAATGGAATCCAATATCTTGTAACTTTCTGCTCCATTTCCAAAAGAAAAACAGTTGAAGAAATTAGTATCAACAATAGCTGGCAATAAAGATGTTTGAGTTTGAACATTACCAGTATGGTATCCATTAACAATAGGAAATGACAATTCATTCTCAAAGAATATATCAGGCAGAGCAGGAGATGGTTGACTCTCAAATATTAAAGTACTACCTGCTCTAAACACTTCAATGTTTACAGTAACAGTAGATCTTCTTTTATCACTACGTCCACAACTTCTAGTTCCGCTAACAATAAGTATAAGCTTATTTGAGTTTGGATTCCCAAGAACAGTTGGATACCTATAAAATCTATAGTAGTTAGTAGATAATGATGTGTTGATATTTGTTGGACTAGACGCAAGAGTTGGCATGTATTCATTGTTAATGTCAGGACCACCTCCACCAACATTTTGTATGCCCTCATTAAGCACAACTTCAACATTGTCTCCATTAAACCAATCCAACATGTTAGCATAGTCAGCAGATGAAGTCATTGTTTTTTCAAGAGTATAAATTCTTGTTTCACAATTTGCACTCCCATCTCTTGTGCCGTCTCTTTCGAACTTAAAGCTCATTTTTATCCTACTACCAATAGGAACATCATAGTCATCCCATACTTCATTAACAGCATCATACCTGTTCATAGGATAGTTTAACTTAGGAAAGTCTCCTGCATTCCTTTCAGCAACAGTTATGTTACCTGGAGAAATAATAGCTAAATCATCCCTAACTACGGCAAAGTTATTTGGATTAATCTTTATGTATAATCCAGATGGGACCAGTATATTTTCCGCTGGGTTTTCAGTACTTGGCACTTCAATAAATCCTTCAGCCTTTGCTTCCTTCTCAAGTACAGTGGTATAAATACATCTAGTAGTAGGCCCATCAGTGTCAGCCTTTACAATTAATCTGTCTCCCTGCTGAATCTTTTTAGCATTCTCACCTTCAAGCAATAAGTAAACATTGTTACTCGATGGATCATTAAAGAATATACTACTGTATATTGTATCGTAATTCTCTTCATCAGGCTTGATAACAAACTTGTATCTACTAGCCCAGTAAGGAGCAGGTTGACCAGGAGGTATAGTAACTTGAATAGAATTCTTGCTAACAGATGCAGAACAAGGTACGTGAACAGTATTGTTTGGACTAACTAAAGCAGTTGTTGATCTGTTGAAGTCATCCATGTACACGATGCCAATCTCATATCCTCTGTTGCTATGCAAACTTCTAGGGGAGTTTACCTTCTGATAGAATGCTTCAACAAAACTATATGAATAGTATTCGTACACGTTTATTGTAGGGGTAGTTGTATTATTAACATACCTCATCGTAAGTAACTGTATACCAATGTATGGGCTACTTGGTGATGTGATAATTCCTAGCCCCTGACCAGCAGATCCAATACCACTCTGGTATTTAAAAACAGTGGGAGTTCCGGTTAAGTCAAATGGCAAAGCACAGTTAAACTGGTCTGTAAATGTCGTGCCATTGCAAGAGTCCGCTACAGTTTCTATATTAAAAGAATTGCCAATAGCATCTTGAAACTCTGTACTACTAGCAAGTTCATATACTGATGCATAAGACCTAGGCAGTACAAATAAAAAGCTAAGGAATACATTTTGAGTAGTTTCTGTAGGGAACGGAGTGTTACCTGCAAAGTCCTCATGATCTAATCTCATGTCAACCGTAATAGAAGCACCTGAAACAAGCTCAAATGGTGATAGATCTAAGTACACTACTGAGTTAGGAATAGTTTGAGGGCCACCAAAATTATAGGTTCCTGAGTTTAAAAAATCAATGATGTCAGTGTTATCTATTTCTTCAGATACTAATGCAGTAGAATATATTTGATTGATTGGGTTACCCAATATGTCAACCATATCATATCCTTCAACATAGTTACCATACATGAGTCTGTTACCCATGATGGTCTGAGCCTTAGCTAGCAGTGGTACGTTGTCGTACAATCTAAGCAACTCTCGCTCATCTAATGTGGTAAAGATCTTGCTGTTAGTAAATGTGTACGTAAGGTTTGCGTTGTTTGTAAATCCAAGGTCAGCCTTGTTAAGCTTCTCAATTACATTGATTGTGCTATTGTCAATCTCCTTAAACAACAAATCAATTCCTTTCACTAGTGGTCCACCAGTATTATAGGTTATGATAGCAGTATTAAACTGATTCTGCATGCCCTCATTGAGGTAGCTATTTAAACTAAAGTCAAATGACCTTGGCTGAAATGCAGGGGCAGACCACTGAGATGTGGCAGAGTACTCTCCATCCTCATACTCGTATCGATACGCAAAGCATATGTACCTGTTCTCTAAATAGTTCTCTTCATTTCCAGTATTTATTAACTGAACGCTAGGAGATTGAATTGGTGGCTTCTTAATAACAAGAATAGACTCAGCACTGAACTGGTCTATGTTACTAACAGGATCAGGATAGTTGTTAAATCTATTTATTACCCTTGGTGGGTTGTAGTCATCAGTGAAGAATATTAAATCATCAATAATGCTTACTCCTGTAATTAAATATTTAGGGTTAAAGTTTAACGTGGTATTAGCTCCATTGCCATCGTTGATACTAATCAGGTGATAGGTTAATATGTTGTTGTACACGTTGAATGACACAATCATATCAAGCTTACCCGTAGCACCTACTGGGAAGTTGGAGTCATGGATAAACCAGTAGATAGTCTCACTTGTCTTATCTGCTATAGTACCTATACATCTAGCCGAAGAACTAAGTGCTGTTCCATTAACATACTTAATCGTAGTTAACCTGCTGTTACCCTTAGTATTTTCAATGACACCAATCTCAGAGTTCTCTGTAGATCCCATTCTAACATTAAGTGCATCAATATATTGTCCATCAGGAATAAGTCGTTCATCAACGACTTTATTCATTTTACCAGCTGTGAAGTTCCTTGTAAAATTAGCCATATTATTTCAACCACTTGTCCATGCCACGTAGATTCATTAATAGTCTTCCTGGGTGAATGTTGCTCAATCTTATTTTAGAATTTCTAAGTAGAGCAGTCTTCTCTTTTCTTGCACGGTTTACAATGTACTCCTGTACACCAAGCTTTGAGTTTAGGATTTCATACGTAATGTACGCATAAATAAATTTTTCAAACAATTTATTTACACTAACACTTGCATCATTCCCATTCTCCATCCCATCAGATATGTACTCCAATATCACAGACTGACCATACATGTCTGAGTTAAAGTTAATCACACCACTCTTGGCATCAATATTAAAGGTAGGGTTGAAGTTAGCAGTCTCATTATTAAGACCATACCTTGCTCCAATTCCATAGTCAAAGTACCAGTTGCCATCTACGTTCCATCCTTCTTGACCATCGTATCCACTCTGAGGATTTAAGTATATACTTTTCTTGATACCCTCTAACCTCTGCAAGTCAATCTCAGAAAACTCAGGAGACAAGGCGTTACCTTGCTGATCAAATAATATCTTACCAGTGTGGTCCTGAAGGTAAGCCAAAGAAGAAAGAACTTGAATGTTCTCAGTAAGTGGTCTCAAGTAACCATCCTTATATAGGTTCACCCTAACCCAGTTGACATAGTCAGATGGTAGAATGTACTTAAGTGAATCATTGACAGTCATCTCAAGAACTTTCACTTGCTTAAACGCATCATAGTTTAGTTCTTGTATCGCTCTCTTGGCATGAAACAGAATTTTATATCGCTCCTCATTATTAATCAATGAGTGGTTTCCAGAGTACATCAACAAGAAGTTGTTGACAATATCCTGTAAGCTAACATACTGATATGATCCCCAGTTTGAATCTACAGGAGTGACTCCGTTATTTTCGTAGTACTTTTCTTGAGTGATGTATGCCATGATTATTGTGATTGTTTTTGTTCCTCAGCCCCACCAAATTGAACTGCCTCAATCTCACGTATAGACATACCGGCATACTGAAGAATTTTTGTAACTAATTTTATTTCATCCTCTATCGGTAGCTCAAAGTCTTGGTATCCTAAACCAGGGGATTGATTGAACACAGGCTCACCATTAGTTAGTGTAGTGAATGTCCACTTCGGATCCTTTGGATACCTGAAGTAAACAGCATCCACCTCATTCGCTAGATTTATAGTAGCAGGATATACCGTTAGTATACTCCCCTCTTGAGTATACGCTGGGTATGTTTCGGTAGGAGCAGTCAAGTTAGAATTAATAAGCATTGTAATCTTACCATGAGTTACCTTATCTGCTTCGCCCTTGAATACTCTAGTTGCACCAGACCCATCATAACAAAGAATTTTACTGATCATGAAGTAATCAGATCCAGTAGTAGTTACCGATGGAAGAAGATATCTATTTGAAGCTATGGCTGCCTGAGTAAGAGTAGATGTCGTAGCAAATAATTCAATTGCTTCCTCTAAAGCTTTTCTAACATTTGCATAGTCAGTACC